CCTCGATCGTCCAGCCGTCCACGCGGAGCTTCTTCAAGGTGCTCACGGCGAAGGCCGGGACGAAGCACGGGTTCAACGTCCACGGCGTGATCTTCGACGAGCTCCACGTGCAGAAGAGCCGCACGCTCTACGAGACCCTCGCGCGCGGCATTTCGGCCCGCCGTCAACCGCTGATCGTCAAGGTGACCACGGCGGGCGACAACCGCGAGTCGATCGGCTACGAGCTCTACGAGAAGTCCTGCAAGGTGCGCGACGGCACGCTGCCCGAGGAGGACACGACGCACCTGCCCGTGATCTTCGAGGCGAAGGACGACGACGACTGGACGAATGAGGCGACGTGGCACAAGGCGAACCCGTCCCTCGGCATCACGAAGTCGATCGACTACATGGCGCAGTGCGTGCGCGACGCGCTGAATCAGCCGCGCACCCGGAATGACTTCCTCCGCCTGGAGCTGAACATCTGGACGGAGTCGCGCGCGGTGTGGATCACGCCCGAGGCGTGGGCCGCGTGCGGCAAGACGCCGATGCCGGAGAACCTCCGCGACCTGCTCTGGTGCGGCGGCCTCGACCTGTCCTCCGCCCGCGACCTGACGTGCTTCGCCGCGGTGTTCCGCATTCCCGACGACGGCGAGGCCGAGGCGCTCCCCGTCGAGATCGACGCGAAGGACGAGACGACGGGCGAGATCGTGAAGCGCAACTACAACGTGAACTTCCGCATCGCGATCGTCCCGACGTTCTTCATTCCCGCCGGAACGATGAGGGAGCGGATCGCGCGCGACCGCGTGCCCTACGACGTGTGGAAGCGCGGCGGCTGGCTGCGCGAGACGAGCGGCGACATGATCGACCAGAACGAAGTCGCCCGCGTGATCCAAGAGGACCTCCGCCGCCGGTGGCCGCGCCTCGCGGAGATCGGATTCGACCGATGGTCCGCGCTGCCGATCGTCGGCGGCATGAAGGAGGAGGGCGCGCCGCTCGTCGAGGTCGGCCAGGGGTTCGGCTCTCTCTCCGCGCCGTGCAAGCTCTTCGAGGCGATGGTCCACGCGGGCCGCGTGATCCACGACGGGAACCCGGTGATGAACTGGAACGTCACGAACTGCGAGATCGAGACGAGCCCCTCGGGCGACATCAAGCCGCGGAAGCCGGACGGCGGCGCCCAGGCGACGCGGCGGATCGACGGCGTCTCCGCGGCCGTGACGGCGCTCGCGCGCCTGATGGTCGCGAAGGACACGAGCTCGATCTACAAGACGCGGGGGATCGTCCACCTCTAGCCCGGCCGCTTCGATCCTAAGCAGGGGCGGAATCTCGCGGAGATGGCCCCCCGCGTCCTCTCCGCGCTGCTGCATGGCTTCGGCCGGCGGATCTTCGGCTCCGCGGCCGGCTATCCGCCGGATCACCCGTTCTGGTTCACGAAGGACCCCGGGTCGGGGATGCTGCTTCCGGGCGGAACCCCCATGACGCCGGAGACGGCGATCGCGATCGGCGCGGTCTACCGGGCCGTCCGTCTCATCTCCGACGACGTCGCGCAGCTCCCGCTGCACCTCTACGCGGAGCAGCCGGAGCGCCGCGCCCCGTGGGGCCTCGCGCCAGGCGGGAAGGTGCGGCTCCGCACTCCGCTCGCCTACGTCCTCGGCAAGCGACCGAACGCGCGGCAGACGTCGTTCGAGTTCCGCCAGATGCTCACGAGTCACGTGCTGCTGCGCGGCAACGGCTACGCGCGCATCATCGGCGACCCGCAGCGCGGCGCCGTCGCGGAGCTCCGCCCGCTGCGCCCCGAGCGCGTGCGCCCCGTGCTCCTCGACACGGGCCGGGTGCTCTACCTCCACACGAACCGCGACGGTCGCGAAGAGCGGCTCACGCAGGACGAGGTGTTCCACCTCCGCGGCTGGAACCCCGACGCCGAGGCCGCCGAGGGCCTCAGCCCGGTCAGCATCGCGCGGCGCTCGTTCGCGCTCACCTCGGCGACCGAGGACTACGGCACGCGGCAGTTCACGCAGGCGCTTCTGAAGCACCCGCATAAGCTCGACAAAGAGACGTCGGAGCGGATCTCGACGACGTTCCGCAAGTCCGGCGCGGGGCCGACCGGGTGGGGACACACGCCGGTCCTCGAGGAAGGCATGGACGCGGTCCCCGTGACGATGAGTCACGATGACGCGCAGTTCCTCGAGACGCGCGCGTTCCAGGTCACCGAGATCGCGCGCTGGTTTGGCGTGCCGCCGCACATGATCGGCGACCTCTCGCGCTCGACGTTCTCGAACATCGAGCAGCAGTCGATCGACTACCTCACGCACTCGCTCATGCCGTGGCTCGTGCTCTGGGAGCAGTCGATCGAGCGTGACCTGGTGCTCGACGACACGAAGCCCGAGCACGTCGTGGACGGCCTCCTCCGCGCCGACTCCGTGGCGCGTGCGCAGACGGAGCAGCTCTACACGAACATGCGCGCGACGACCCCGAACGAGGTCCGCGCTCGCAACAACTGGAGCCCCGTCCCGTGGGGCGACGAGCCCGCGATGCCGCAGGGCGCCCCCGCCCCGGTCCAGCCGGGCGCCGGCGCCGCGCCGCCGCGCCCCACCCCGCCGAGCCCGGACAGGGACGCGGAGGCCTCCGCGCCCCCCAAGCGCCGCGCGCGCAAGGCGGCGGCGAAGGCGGCGACGCCCGGCGTGAACCGCCTGAACGGAGTCCACCATGCGTGACCTCTCGCTCGTCCTGGCGCACGTCGCCTCGACCCCGTGGGCGATCCTGCCCGATCGCGGCAGTGTGATCCTGCGCGTCCTCCTGGCGCGCGCGATCCACGGCCGCGGCGCGCTCATCGAGGACGCTGACCCCGTCGTCCAGGCGGACCGGAGCGTCTACGCGGCCCGCCGCGAGGCAGCCTCCGCGAGTCCTGCCGGTGTCGGCGTCCTGCCGATCTACGGCGTCCTCGAGCACCGCCTGCACGCGGTCTCGGACGCTTCCGGCGGCGGCCTCATCGCGGCCGAGGGGATCGCGTCGCGGCTGCGGGCCATGAACGAGGACCCGCGCGTCTCGACGATCGTCCTCGACATGGACTCGCCCGGCGGCTCCGTCGCGGGCATCCAGGAGCTCGGCGACGAGATCGCGGCGAGCGCGAAGCCCGTCGTCGCCGTCGTGAACGCGACCGCCGCGAGCGCGGCCTACTGGCTCGCCGCGCAGGCCGCGGAGATCGTCGTCACGCCGTCCGGGCGCGTCGGCTCGATCGGCGTCTACCTCGTCCACGAGGACATCAGCAAGGCGCTCGAAGCGGACGGCGTCACGCCCACGATCGTCTCGGCGGGCCGAAACAAGGTCGAAGGGAACCCCTTCGCGCCGCTCACGGACGAGGCCCGCGCGACGCTCCAGGCCGAAGTCGATCGGTACTACGACAGCTTCACGAAGGCCGTCGCGAAGGGCCGCGGCGTGTCCGCCAAGGTGGCACGCGGCGAGCAGTTCGGCGAGGGCCGCATGTTCGGCGCCGCCGAGGCCGTCGAGCGCGGCATGGCCGACTCGATCGGCACGCTCGAAGAGACGATCGCGCGCTTCCAGGGCGGCGGCCGCGTGAAGCGCCGCGCGTCCGCGGAAGCGCTCCCCGTCGCGCCGAGGGCCGCAGAGCCCCCGCTCGTCCTCTTCGCGAACGAGCCGTCGCCCGCACCGATCGAGCCCGAAACGCAGGCCGCGCCTGCGGTCCGCGTCATCGACCCCGCCCTCGAACTCCTCGACTCCGAGTCCCGCTAAGCAGGGGCGGAAAGTCTCTCTCGTCAGTCCGAAACCCCGGAGACACGACCCATGGCCGCAGCCACGATGCCCCGCTCGCTGAAGCACGTCCGCGAGGACCTCTCGAAGAACAACGCCGAGAAGGCGACGCTCGTCGCGGAGCAGCGCAAGCTGCTCGGCGCAGCGCGCGACGCGGGCCGCGGCCTGACGCCCGAGGAGGAGACCGCCGCGAAGGCGACGAAGTCCCGCCTCGACGTCCTCGCGATGGATCACGAGCTGCTCACGGGCGAACTCGGGGATCTCGCCGCGGCGGCGGACGTCGAGCGCGCCTCGGTGGCGGTCACGTCCGGCGTGAAGGGCTCGTTCGAGCAGGACCCGGCGCGCGGGTTCAAGTCGCCGACGGAGTTCCTCTGCGCGGTGCAGAGCGCCAACCGCGGCCAGATCGACCCCCGCGTCCGCGGCCTCTGGAACAGCGAGCGGACGCCCGTCGCCGCGGCCGGCTCCGACGAGGCGGTCGTCTCGAACGATCCCTTCGGCGGCTTCCTGGTGCCGAAGTCGATGCTCATGCCCGGCGTGAAGATGCTCGGCTCGGACCCGAACCCCTTCTCGGGCCTCACGACGAAGGTCCCGATGGGCGGCCACGAGGAGCTCAAGATCAACGCCCGCGTGGACAAGGACCACTCGACGTCGGTCTCCGGCGGCCTGGTCGTCTACCGCCGCGTCGAGACGCAGACGGTGACGGCGAAGCGGATGCAGTTCGAGCAGGTGACGCTCCGCGCGAACGAGCTCATGGGCGTCAGCTACGCCTCCGAGGAGCTCCTCCGCAAGTCCCCGACGGCCTTCGCCGCGCTCCTCGCGCAGGGCTTCGGCCAGGAGTTCGGCTCGAAGATCCTCAGCGAGCTCCTCGACGGTGACGGCGTCGGCCGCTACGAGGGCATCTGGAAGAGCGGCGCGAAGATCGAGGTCGCGAAGGAGACCGGCCAGGCCGCGGACACGATCGTCTACGCGAACCTCGTGAAGATGATGGCCCGCTGCTGGAACTACTCCGCGGCGTACTGGTACCTGAACCCGACCTGCATCCCGTCGCTCGCGACGATGACCATGCCCGGTGGCCTGTCGCCCGTCTACCAGATGGCGAACGGCATCGCGACGGTCCTCGGCCGCCCGGCCTTCTTCGGCGAGTACGCGAAGCCGATCGGCGACGCCGGCGACTGCACGCTCTTCGTCCCGAGCGAGTACCTCGAGACCGAGGACGAGCCGATCCAGAACGCGTCGAGCGTCCACGTGCGCTTCGTCGAGCACGAGCAGACCTTCAAGTTCTGGACGTCGAACGGCGGCGCGTGCTGGTGGCGCTCCGCCCTCACGCCGAAGAACGGCGACACCCTCTCCCCGATCGTCACCCTCGCGGCCCGGGCCTAGCCCAGGCTGATCCATGAAGCACCGGGGCGTCCTCGTGACGCCCCGGACCTGACTCTCAGCGCTCCACTCCCGCAGTTCGTCCCTCGCACCCCGTCCACAGGAGACACCCGTCATGGCCCTCACCACCCAGCGCATCGGCTCCGCGATCTTCGTGAAGAGCTACGACCACGATCCGGGCGCCACGACGGCGGTCCTGCTCTCGCCGGACGGCGGCACGACCCCCGTCGCGATCGACATGAAGAACTTCGGCGCGATCGGCGCCCTGGTCCGTCCGACGATCGTCGGCGGCAGCGGGATCACGCTCGTCCGGCTCATGGCGTACTCCAACGAAGCCTGCACCGCGGACGGCACGGTCATCAAGACGTCGGGGGCGGTCGCGGCCGACGCGCTCGCGGACAACGTGTGGCTCGAGGCGACGGCCGAGGAGATCGCGCAGATCGCCGACGCCGCCGGCGTCTCGCTCCGCTACGTCTCCGTCGAGATCACGACCTCGACGAACACCGACGAGGCGAACGTCACGATCGTCGGCTGGCAGCCGCGCTTCCCGCGCGACGGCCTGACGGCGACCGCGATCACGTAGCCCTGACGTGATCTGACGAGCCTGGGGTGCGCGGGGCGCCCCCGGCTCACAGCGAGGCCCCGCGGCGCCCACGCCCGACCCGGAGTTCAACCGATGACGAAGTCGATCACGTTCCCGCGCGCGAACCTGTTCCAGGCGCAGCAGCCCGGCGGCGCGCAGTTCCTCTCGGGCGTCGAGCAGAACCCCGGCAACACGTTCTACGTGGACTCGACCCACCCCGCGGCGGCGAACGCGGCGGGCGGCGGCCGGTCGCCCGATGCTCCGCTCGCGACGATCGACTACGCGATCGGGCTCTGCGCGGCGAACCAGGGCGACCGCATCATCGTCATGCCCGCGCACGCGGAGACGAAGTCGGCCACGGGCGACCTCTTCACGCTCGACATCGCGGGCGTCGAGATCATCGGCCTGCGCTCGGGCGCGCTCCGTCCCATCCTGACGCTCACCCATGCGGGTGCGACCTGCACGATCTCCGCGGCGAACTGCCGGATCTCCGGCCTCAAGGTGATCTCGGACATCGCGGACGTCGCGGTCGGCTTCACGGCCTCGGCCACGGCGGACGGCCTGGTCGTCGAGGACTGCTGGTTCACCTCCGGCGCTCTCACGAAGGAGCTCCAGGTCGGCATCTCGATCGCCGCGGCCTGCACGGACGTCAAGGTCCGCCGCTGCCGGTTCGAGACGGTCATCACCGACGAGACGGGCTCCGAGACGCACGCGATCCTCTGCGCCGGCGCGGCCGACGCGCTCGAGGTCTCCGACTGCGTGATGATCGGCAACTTCGGGACCGCCGCCATCGCGGCCACCGTCGCCGCGTCCGTCCGCGTCCTGATCGCGCGGAACCTGATCTACAACATCGACAGCACGAACGGCCTCTGCGTCTCGCTCCACAGCAGCACGAACGGCATCGTCTCGGACAACCGGCTCACCGGCCTGAAGACGAACACGGTGCCCCTCGCGTGCGCAGGGTGCGCGGCGCACGAGAACTACACGTCGGCCGCCGTCAACGAGTCGGGCATCATCCGCCCGGCCATCGAGACCTACGCCTAGCCCGGAGGCCTGACCGATGGCCCTCACCTTCACCTACGAGCGCGAGGTCGGCGGCATCGCCCGCGTCATCGCGGCGTGGACCTCCGACGGCAGCGGCGACGCGTCCGGCACCACGGGCGTGCGCGTCTGCGGCCGCCTGGTGAAGGCGGTCACCGACCCCGGCAGCGCCGCGCCGACGGACAACTACGACGTCACGATCACCGACGACGAGGGCGTCAACGTCCTCACGGCGTGCCAGACCGGCCTCGGGAACCGCGACGCGGCGACCAGCGAGGAGACGTACTTCCTCGTCCTCGACGCCGCGGGCACGCCCCTGGCGCAGTCCGTCCACCCGGTCGTGTGCAGCACGCTCACGTTCGCCGTGGCGAACGCCGGCGCATCGAAGACGGGCCAGATCATCCTCTACGTGCAGGGCGCCCTCGACGGAGCGTTCTGACGTGCGCCTGACCCTCATCACCGCGCCGACCACGGAGCCGGTGACGGTCGAGGAGGCCGCGCTGCACTGCCGGTGCGACCAGGGCGCCGAGGATCTCCTCCT